GGGCGCCCCCGCGCCCGCCTTCGAGGCGCTGTAGAAGGGTGAGCTGAAGATCGACTTGGCGACCTTGAAGCCCGCGGTCGTGTTGCCCTCGCCCATGGCCGAGATGATGTCGGCCGGAATGACGTAGGCCCCGGAGGGAACGTGCATCGGCAGGTGGTCGGTGCGCCCGGCGACGGCGCTGTGGATCGCGCCGGTATGGACCTTGCCGCCGGTGGCGCGCGGCTTGCGCGCGGTGTTCAAGGCGGCAGCGATGGCCTGTTCGCGCGGACGCCCTGACGAGAGCATCTCGCGGATGTTCGCGCTGATCGTGGCCTGCGAGGAACCGCGCTTCAATGGCACTCAGACACTCCGGGTAATAGGGTATAGTACCGCGTGCGGCGTCGCCTCTGAAGATGACGGTATGTCAGGCTACCTGTGTGACGGAGACGATGATCGAGGGCACACCGGGCTCCGCCGGGGGGCCCGCGGTCGCCGCCGCGGCGTATATGCCCGCCGTGGTGTCGGTGCCCGCCATCCACAACTCATAGTAATCGCCCGTGGTCGTGCATTCGAGGTTGATGTTCACGGCGAGGATCGTCGGCTCCGCGTTCAGGCAGACGACCTTCGTGTTGCTGTAGGTGACGTCGGAGCCGTTCTTCCTGAACCAGATCGAGCATCTCTTGTTCGAGGCGGCTGCCTGCACGACGGCGGAGACCACGAAGATGTAGGTGCCGATGGCGGGCAGCGTGATGCGCGAAGCCTTGCCGCCCGAGGTCACGAGGCTGATGCCCGCCGTGCTGTCAGTCGTATTGAAGGTGATGACTTGCGCCGTGTTGGTCGCGGCAATGGTCTGCGTCGTGGTGTCGTAGACCATGATGTGCGGCGTCGGGCCGATCCGGTACGTCATTAGATCACCCCCCAGCCGGTGTTGTTCGATACCATGGTGATGCTCTGGTACTGGACCGGCAGGAGCTGCGTCGCGGCGCCGTCGATGAATTCGCCGCCGGCGGCGGCCACGGTAATGACGCCGGTGCCGCTGTTCTTCACGGTGTAAATCTGGCCCTGAATGCCCGCCGCCGTGGGCAGCGTCACGGTGAACGTGTTGGCCGTGCAGTCGACGACGCAGTCGTTCGCCGTGACCGTGTAGGTGCCGCTGACCGGGGTGTACTTGACCTTCAAGGCCCCGCCGAGGGCCGGCTGAATCAGCGTCAGGAAGTCGCCCATCAGGCGCTGGATGCCGTTGATGGCGACGACGCCGTTCTTCTGGGTAGTGAGAATGTCGTCCAGCGAAGCCATCAGAACTTACCCGCAGGCGTGAGACGGTATCGGGGAGCGCCGATGCGCCAGAACGTGTCGACGTCGTTGCTTTCGAATTTGATCGACACGAGCCTGCCGCGCAGCCGCGGCGTGATGTACTGGGTCACCTGCGTCATCGAGTACGGGCCGTGGACACGCGGCGTCTGCCCGGGGTAGTCGGCGACGTAGAACGTCATCAACAGCGTCGCGTTCTGGGCGCCGTTGTAGTACCCCCACTTGAAGTCCGGCCAGACCTGATCGATGAACGACAGCAGGTCGCCGTCCTGCAGGGTGAAGTACCCCGTCTGGAAGCTCGAAGCCATCGGCTGCCCGTCGGCGTTCGGCGACGTCTCATGCTGGAAGATGAGGCCGCTTGAGGCACCGCCGATGGGCGGCCCAAGTACCGACTGATCGATCCACGCAGTCCGCGACAGGTACCCGAAGTCCCAACCGCCCGTCGACAGCGAGTACTTGACGTAGGCATCAACCTCTCCGCCGCCGGACTGCGTCGGGAAGTACCACGTGATCTCGTTGAAGCGGGAGTTCGGCGCCGCGCGGATCTTGTCGACGTAGTCCGTGTCCAGCTGCTGGAAGATGAAGTCCCACACCGTGCAGGGCAGCGACTTCACGCCGTCGCCTGCGAAGGCGAAGAACTGCGACTGGCTCATCCAGAAGACGCTGTTGTTCAGGAGCCCGACAGCCTTCTTGCCAATCAGGCCGCACCCTACCGCGATCTCGTTGAAATTGTAGACGTCCGGCAGGTTGACGTACTGCATCGACCAGAGCGCGAGGTCGGTCCAGATCAGGCCCTGCTGCGGGCCCTGCAGGCCGCCAACGATGCGGCTGCCCTTGGTCAGCCGGTACGAGCCCGCCTGATTGACCGGCGTCGCGATCCACGAATTGAAGTTGTTCAGGTCGCACCACCGGATCAGCAGATGATCCTGCACGCCCGTGAACGTGGACCCGAGAGTCACGATCTGCCGCTGCGGCATCGCGAGGAACATGCTGTGGTTCGAGATCGGCGCCTGCGGAATGATCTGGGCGTTCAGGAAGCTGGTAGTCGGCGACCACTGGTAGATCGGTCCTCCGGGCTCCTCGTCGAATGTGAGCAGCGACGACGTGTCGGGGCTGGCGATGAGGATCTCGCCCCAGTTGTCGAGGGCCCAGTCTGACGCCTCGACGGGAAACCCCGTCGCCGCGACGGCACCGGCACCCGTCGAGTAGCCGCCGGTTGAATAGCCTCCGGTCGAGTAACCGGAGCCCTCAGTCAGCGGCCCGTAGGTCACGTAATAGATGTAGCGGGCGTCGCCCCCATTGATGAAGCCTGACGTTGTCGCGGTGGCGGACTGCGCCGCCTGAATCGTGAAAGTGCCCGTTGTGGGGACGGTCTGCACGATGTAGTCGCCCGTCAGCGTGACGCCGCCGACGGTCGTCGCGATGAGAACGGGGTAAGTGTCGCCCGGGGAAAAACCGTGATCAGCCAGCGTGACCGTGACGATGGACGCGCCGCTTACCGTATCAAATTCGGCCACGTCGCCGCCGTTAGCCACCGAAGACGTCGCCAGTGCTGGGTCACCCAGCGCGTCGAGGGCCGCGATCTGGTAAGTGGTCGACGACGCGGCAACGCAGGGGTACAGCCCAAACAGGATCAGGCCGCCGACGCTGATGTGCGCCGGGATGTAGACCGTGTCGTAGCTGGTGATGTTGCTGCCGCCGCTGCCCACGGTTCCCGCAACTGTCTGGGGCCCCGCCGTGGCGTTCAGGTACGACACCGACCCCGCCGACGAGGCCGTCACGGTAGCTGTCGCGTTGAAGCCCGCGGGCGTTACGCCCGCGACGACGACGGTGCCGCCGACGGGAAATACATGCGTGCCCGCGTACGTGATCGTGGCCGTCGTGCCGTCGCCCGAGGCACCTGTCGTGGCTGCGCTGAACCCGGGGTCGCTGATGGTCACGGTGCTCGAACCGAGGGTCGTCGTGCAGTCCACGCCGGTGTTGGTGTCGAAGACTTGCGGCGTGATGTCTCGCGCCGCGCCCTCGTTGATGACGTAGAGGCTTCCCTCGGGGGTGCCTGCGTTGCCGACGGCGAGATAGTCGTTGGAGAGGTTGTCGCGCCACGCCCACAGGGCGCGCGGCACCCCCGGCAGGGCCGAGGGATAGTAACGCGACCAGCCGCCCAGCTTCTGCACGAGCCCGAGGTTCTCGCGGTCCTTCATGAAGCGGATGAATTGCGTGGAGCTGATCGCGGCTTCGTTCAGCGCAGGCGTGCGCTGGGTGTCGACCGTCGGGATCAGCTTCAGGGTGGAGTGCATGCGCTACCCTCGCGAAGGCGTCGCCGCGACCGCGGGCGCCATCGACGACCACGCACCCGCCTCGAACTTCTTGCGAGACTCCTCGACCGTCGCGCTCTTCAGCAGCGTCTGGTACTGCGTCTCGTAGTTTATAGGCATGCCGGCGTCGTTCGGCTGGCTGGCGCCGAGCGCGAAGTCACGCTGGTAGCCGCTGATGAAGACCATGGAGGCCATGATGAACAGGTCGGGCAGGTACGTGCTGATGAAGGTTGTCGTGTTGGACGCCGACAGGGAGTCAGGGCGGACGGTGCCGACGATCTCGACACTGTAGTTGGCGTTCGGCCACGGCGCGATCAGCGCGGTGTTCTGATCCAGCATCGCCATCCACCGGGGGACGCCCGTCGCCGTCGGCGAGGCATAGACCGTGTCCATCCAGACCTTGGTCGTCGGCAGCAGGTTGACGCGCGTCCCCGAATTCGGGTTCGAGGTGCCGACGGGCGTGATGACGTTGATCTCCTGCACCGTCACGAACTGCGTCAGGGGCCACGTGATCTGTCGGCTTCCTGTCGTGCAGGTGAAGCCGGAAGTGGCCGTGACAGTCGTCAACAGGTCGAGATCGCGGTAGATGCGGTTCTCGGCGTAGGTGATGCACTGCGGCAGGTTGGCGACGAAGTTGACGTCCGCCGGGTCCACCACCGCGAGGTTGGCCAGCTCGGTGACGAACGTGGCGTAGGTCAGTCCGGTCGTCATTTTACCCCCTACCCGCGGGCGAGTTTTTCAAGCGTATTGGTCTTCTGCGCAGAGCCGGCGGAGCTGCCGACCCAATATCCTACCACTGCCGTGAAAGAAGTACCAAGGCTGCCCAGCATGATGTTGGCGAGCGTCTGGGAACTCTCGGGGATTTCTTGGCGGATCACGACGTACAGCATCGCGAAGAAGCCGACCGTGATCAGTATGCTGATGATCGGCGCGCCCCACGCGATAACCGAGCCAGCCTCGGCGAGCTTTACCGTCTGGTTGCGGGCGTTCTGCACGTCCGCGAGCTGCGCCTGCAGGGTGTCGAATTCCTGCCGGCGAGCGTCGGCCTCAGCCTGAATCATCGCCATCTTGAACTGCAGGGCAAGGTTGGGATCGGCGGCGATGGCCCTCTCGATGCCGGCAGCGTCGGAGGTTCCCAAAAGGTCTTGGGCGATGCCCGTGATCTTGGATACGGCGGCGCCAGTCTTGTCGCCCATGATCCAGCTGGCGACGGTCGGCGCGAGGCCGAGCAGGAGAGGGAGGAAAGGCATTAGGAGGGTGCCCCCTGTGCGTAGCGGAGATCGCTCAAGAACCCGTGGTGGTAGCCGGCGATCAGGTCGGCTTTGTCAGTCCCGTTGTACATTCGGCGCGCATGCGTTATTATCTGCGCATGGCAGTTAACACTTGGGCGACTCGCGGACTTCCGATAGCCGACAAGCTCGCCTACTACTCCAAACCATCTCTCGACGGATGCCGGGTGTGGACCGCGGCAGTTGCGGGCGGCGGCTATGGGCAAATCTGGCACAAAGGCAGAAGTGCGTTGGCGCATCGACTGGCGCTTGAGTTGAAGCTGGGGCGACGGATTAAGGCGGACCGAGAAGCGGCGCACACATGCCACAACAGACTCTGCATTAACCCGGAGCACCTTGAAGAGGCGACGCACAGAAAGAACATAGACGACCGCATGCGGTCTGGTCGTGGCGCTGTTGGGGAAAGAGTCGGCGGCGCAAAACTTACCGCCGCGATAGCCCTTCAAATCCGGAGCGATCCGCGCTCCGAACGCGAGTTGAGCCGGGTTCATGGCGTTTCCCGCAACGTCATTGGCGAAATCAAACGGCGTCGGATTTGGAAGCATCTGCCGTCTTGAGCGCAGAGAGAAACCCATTATGATACCCCGCGATTAATGGAGCCTTATCTGTCCCATTTATTATTTTCCGCGCCCCGACCGGGTCATCCACCGTGTCGTTGAAGTAGTTCTTGAGGCTCTTGCCGGTGAAGTCTCCCGCCATCATACCTTCGAACATGATCGCGGCGGCGATACGCGGGTCCATGGCGAGGTCAAGATTGGCCAAGAGATCGACGCCCAGCAGGCGGCCCATCTTCTTGTAGTTATCTTCCCACGTGAGCTGGACGTAGCCGCGGCCGTACCACGGGTAGTAGCGCAGGTTCCGCCGGCGCCACTCCTCCGACAGCCAGTAGGCTTCGCGAACCGGCTGCATCGTCGTGTTCGTCTCGTGGTAGGTCGTGGCGAGCATGTAGGCCAGCCAGCGCAGGTCCGTCAGCTTGCGCGCCTCCCACTCGTCGAGGATGGCGTCGATGCCATTGACCTGATCCTGCGTGAGCGTGCCGCCGAACAGGTCCGGGCGAACACCGTCAAAGAACGCTTTCCGGTTCGTGCTCATGGGATTCTCATGGACAACTGGCCAATCAGGATCAGGCCGACGTCCTTCATGGAGTCAACAATCGCCCCGCCCGTGAGGATCAGAGTGCAGATCACGACGAACCCGCCGACTGCGATAAGGCCGATCAGGTCGGCTCGCCATCCACCCTTCATCTCCTTGTCCTTTCTTGTTTGGTCATCGGCAGACCTTTCCTGACGCGCGGGGTTACCACCCCTTGATTGTGCAGCGCACCAATTTTGCCCCGGCATCCGCGCTGGCCACAAGACACCGACCAAGCGCCCGGTGCATGAAACTTTGCGCAAACATGACGAGGCGGTACGTTGAGGTGGCATCAGGTGTTGTCGCCCATCGCAGCGTCGTCGCAACCTTGGTCGATCCAACATACTTTGTAATGGTGTTGATCTGGCCGACGCCAGTACCGCCCGTGATGGATATCTGAGCGCCGGTATAATATTCATCAACAGCCGTTGCCGCAGCAGCAAGGGTGATTGTTGTAGCTGCACCAGCTTGGGCTGTGCCGTTCACCGAAATGGGCAAGGGGGGAAGCGCCACAGCGAGGGCGGACGTGCTGGGCACGATAGGGTCGCCTATTTCAATGGTCCCGGTCACGTTGACTTTGATGTTCTGGCCGGACACCGCCACGGTGCAATACTCACCTATCTGAGATACTCGCGCCTGCGAATTGTAGACAACTCCATGTACATAGTTTCCGGCAGCGCCTGTGTAGGTGGCGCTGTCGAGGCATTCAATGGCACTCGTGCCGCTGTAGCGGACAACGTCGCCGTTCTTCACGGCGGCGCTGGTGGCGTTCAGCATGTGCCTTAAAATAACACCTGACGGCTCGTCTTCAAACTCCGAGTTAATGACAAGGATCGGCCCGCTAATGATTTGCGCGGGAGTCTGGTCAGACCCCCGCGGCTTCACGCCAACGAACAGCCGGGGCGTGAAGTAAGAGCCATCGTCCCGCATGCAAAATATGTTGTCATTCACCACATCTTCTGGCGCGACAATCGCAACATCTGTGTTTGCGTATTGGTTCGCCGTCAAGAAAAGCGCCTCTTCAGAGTAGTCACCAGTGCTCTGCATCGAGTACCCCGACGCCCATCGAAAGCAGTGCTGAAGCGCGTCTGGATTGGGGAACGCCGCCTGCGCGGCGGCGTCTGCGTAGCCGATACGATACCGCGTCGAAACCTCGTAGACAGAAGTATTGTCGGGGGCGACGACAAACTCAGCCAAGGCAACTTTGGACGAGCCAGTGTAGCCAGTGATTGTCGCTGTCTGCCCTGCACCTGTGCCGGACAAGATAGTGACTTGGCCAAAGTTATAGAAATCATTGACAGCAGAAGCCCCAGCCGCAAGCGTGATGCTTGTCGTGCTGCCTGCCTGCGCTGTCGCGGTCTGGTAGTACGGCGCTACGTCAAACGCGCCTGCGACCGTTACCTCACGCGCCGCGCCCCCAAAGTTGGTAATGTATTTGCGCTGCCAACGCCCTAAATTGTTCTGGGTGCCTAAGTAGAACCCGTTGAAATCACCGTTGGTGTTGTACAAGAAATTGGTTAGGCGAAGAGCCATAATAGTCGTGCTAGTGACAGATGATAAAACGCCTTCTTCTATTTTACGAGCCGACTGAAAGAAAAACACGTTTTGGCTAGAAATGAAATTAGCCGAACTCCCTACACTTGTCAGGGGGTCCCAAACGCCGTGTCCTTCGATCAAGACACCGCCGATCAACAGCTCATAGACCGTGGAAGTCGAGAAGTTGATGTCGTTTACCTTTCCGGTCGTGTTGTACGGGCCGTCGAGCCATAGCGCGTATCGCAGCGCCCATTCGGCCATCGTATCAAGAGAGTAGAGAACTTCCCCTCCTGATGTCTGAAATTGATTATTTCCAAAATAGCAATCTTTGATTTGCGCCCCAAAAATACCGCCTTTGGACTGGCCGTACAGGTGAATGCCAACGCCGCCGGGGAAGCCTTGAAAGCGCACGTTACGGATAAGCGCTCGGCGTGTGTTATCAATACCGATGCCGTGTGCTGCGTTACTGTAGTCCTGTGGTCCGATCAGGGTGAAGTCCCGCAACTCAACGCCGTAGTTCTGGCTCCGGTTAGTTGTTCCCCCGATAGTTGCGTGCGCGATGGCGTAGCTGCCGGTGGCTCCAGTGTATTTAAGGATCGTCTGGTTGACGCCCATGCCAATCATAACGAAAGGGTTGTATTCATCCCACGCGTTTCCGGTGGTGGTAAAGCTAGGCAATGTTAGCTGACCCGTGCATTGAAGGGTGCCTGCGGGTAGCTGTAACTGAGTCTGCAGCGCGGCGGCGGCGTCAATGGCGGCCTGAAGCGCGGTCGTGTTGTCCCCCGCCAAGCCGTAGGTGAGGCCAAACCACTCAGCTTGAATCCTATCATTGTATATCCGTTGCCACGCGCCCGACGCGCCTGTGGGATCACTGTTTGGCGCAACCCACAGACCCTCCCTCGCGTCGTCAATGACGTTGGCCGACTGATCACCAGTGCGAAATGTGAAAGTACCGCCGCCGCCATCGCCCGTTGTCGCACGGCACTGCGTCTGGACTTCCTGCGGGTAGGAGATGAGAGACTTCAGTGAAGCAAGTGTGGGCCGCGTGAAGACCGCAATCGGGTTGTAGGCCATGTCTGTAATCCTCTATTTTACCGCGCTATGCGCTGCCGCAAGAAGCCTTAGATGACCCACCAGTTCACCCCGTCAGACTGAAATGTCTGAGCGGTGAGCGGCGTGAGGGCTCCGGGCGCGGAGCCATCTACCGTCTGCGCGCTGGTCGTCGCTATCGTGATGTTGTTGCCGCTGGCGAGAGTATTGCCGTTCTTGATAGTGAATTTTCGGCCCGTGAGGTTCTCTGCCGTGGGGAGGGTTACGGTAAAGGAGTTGGCCAGACACAGAATAGTGCTGTCTGTTGACGTGATCATGTAGTTCGCCGTCTTGCTCGCAAAGGGCTCCTGCACGGGCGTTGGAATAACGGCGATCACGTAGGTTGCGATCTGGGCGGCAGTGACCCTGACCGACGTACCCGCCTGCACGGCCTCGAACTGTTCCGGGCCGGCTAGAGCAATGACGGCGGGCAGATTTGGAATTTGTATAGCCGACAAAGTTACGCCTCCCGTTAACTAAGAGGCCCGGTTTCGGGCACCTCGGTGTTGTTGTAAGGCAGCCCCGGATCGTCGTCGCCCGGAGCGTTGGGGTCGGTGCCCGGCTGCTCGTTGAGGCTCCCCGGGGCGGCGCCGGTCTGCTGCGTCACCCGGGTGCCGTCGTTCTGCGTGATGCGCCCGTCGTTGCCGGGGATCGGAATACCCGTCCAGAAGTCGACGGTGTCCTGCCCGCTGGTCGTGCGCTGCGTCGTGGACGCGGCGACGAAGTCCTGAACACGGGGGTTCTGGATCGGCACCGGATCCGCAGGGATCACGATGGAGCGCAGCTGCTGCTGCTGGTCGTCGTTGCATTTGCGGCAGACGAGGACGCGCGTGTTCTGCAGCGTCGTGCCGCGCCAGTCGAATTGCCAAGCGAGGCTGATGTGGTTGTAGCGGAAACCGCAGCGATCACAGATCGCGTGAGCCTGCGGATTGCTCGGGCTAGTTCTGGCCCTTCCCGACCGTGATGCGTATCCCATGTGTCACCTCACGGCCGGTAGTAGCCCGCCAGTTGCGGCGAGATGTATTGTTGCGCAGTTTCGATGTTCTGATCCGCTGCGATCTTGTAGGTCTCATCGGCGACCGCCTTGAGGCCTTGCGCGATCTGCGGGTTCCACACCTTGGCGAGCCGGTAGGCGAGGCCGTCAGCGAAGGCTTCGAGCCACAGGTACGGGATTTCGACCGTCTGCCCGCTTGAGAACTCCGAGTCCTGCAGCCGGCGCACGCGGTAATACTTGAGCGTCGACGTGCTGGAACCGTCCGGCACCGGCCAGAGCGTGACCGTCGGGCTGATGAGACGGTCGAACCAGAAAGACGTGGGGAAGCCCTGCTGCGCCTTGTTCGGGTACGAGGCGTACTCCGTGCGGCTGACGGGCATGATGATACGGTCAGTGTTCGACCCGCCGTCTGTCGTCACCATGTAGGCGTCGAGGATCATGACCGTGTTGGCGTCGACCGCATACGTCGAGACGCCCTGCGTCACGGGCGTCGTGACGAGGTCGACGGCCCACAGGTTGACGCCTTGGTTCGACCACGTCGCCAGCATCATGTTCGTCGCCATACGGGCGCTCTGCATGTGCTCCTGCACGAGCGACGTCGGCCTGATCTGGCAGAGATTGAAGGCGTAGAGCGTCAGCTCGCCGAGAGAGGGGTCAAACGTGTAGGTGCCGCTTGTGGTCATCGGGTATTCCTCTCCTACAACAACATGAGGAAGTTACCGTCGGAAGTTCCCGCCGGGGGGGCCGTGAACACCCAACCAGAATTATTGCCGCCGTTGGTGCTGTTAGCGCCAGCATACCACGTAGCGCCGCTGCTTGTGGCGGTGCTTCTGCTGATGGTCAGGTAGTCAGCACTGACAGTCCCCGTACTCTTGAACAATGTATGAGACGCGGCGGTGGCGCTTTGTATTGTAACCAAATTCCCCGCCGTTCCGCTCACACTCCAGTTGGCGATGGTCTGCGTCGTGCCCGACGTAAACGAAAACGTAGTCGGCTGAACAGTATTGGAAAGCGTCCCGAACGTGTTGCTGCCGGTGACGACCAACGCACCGGCCCCCGCATTGGCCACCGTTATCCCGCTGTAGTCGCCGCCGCCCCCGGCAAAAGTTTTGGACGATGCAGAGTTTAGCGCGATAGTGCCTGTGCCGGTGGTGGTCATTCCGGAGGAGGTCACAGTCCACGGCGCGGTGCCGCTGATTGTCCATGTGCCGGACCCGATGACGATTGCGCGTGTGGCTGTGCCGGAATCGGCTCGGACGCCCCCCGCCGCGTCCGTCAGCGTGACGTTGAAGCCGTTCGCGTCAAACGTACCCCGAACTACCGCCACCCCATCGTTAGACGCCTTAGAACAGGTAAAATTGTCTTGCAGTTCAACAATGGTAGAGGGCGCGTTTACCAGCACGCCTGCAGTTGAAGTAATTCCCGCAGACGTAAACAACTGAGTTGTTCGGCCATAAAAACCAAAACTCTGGCGAAACGCGGTGCCGGTGAACGAGCAGCCGGTGCCAAATATCAGGTTGCCATATATTTGCACACCAAAATCAGGAAAAGAAGAACCGGGCGATATGGAGAGAATCATGTCGGAGATGGCCGCGACCCGCGCCGACATGTCCAGCGTTCCGACATACGGCGGTGTGTCGGAATTGAACGTCACCGTCGCGCCGTCATTCAGACCCGTTGTGCTGAAGATGCAGGTATCTTGGGGAAGCGGGAAGTTAGCGGCGGAAGGTGTTCCGATGGAGGTCAACGCCCACGCTGTCGCTGTCCACAAACCGCCCGCAGCCAAGTTCCAATACACCGTCTTCGGCGCGGTAAATGTGACGCCTGAATTACCTTTGCAGTCGCCAAGGCTGCTCCCCGAAATAGGCGCTGCTGAGCCTGCAATCGTAATATCGCGGAAATCAACATTATCACCGGAAAAAGCGTTGCATGTGAGCGTTACTGCGGTGCCTACCGTAGCCGAACGCAGGAAAGACCGGTTGGCGAGTGACGCACCTGTGGATATTGAAAGAGTGCCCGTGACCGTAGCCCCCAAAGGGGAAGACACAGTCAACGTCCGAAAATTAAAAGTTGCGGACGTAAACGACAGATTTCTGAACGTGCCTAGATTAGACATGGTAGGCGCGCTGGAGGCGGAAGTAATATTCACATCGTAATAAGTTTTGCTGTTGAAATTTACGGTACCGGTTGAGCTAATATTCAATACTGACGTGCCTGCGTTAATCGTTGTCGTTCCGGTAGAGTTATCGGTATACCCAGACGTAGATATCGTGCTGGAACCCAAATTCAGGGTTTTTGCTGACGAGCCGGTAAGTTGAAACACCCCCGTGGCGAGTGTCAGGTTGTAGTTTCCGGTATCGAACGTGCCCGCTGAAAGCGCCGACGTTCCCGATCCTCCAACTGTCAGCGCACTGCCGAGGGTCCACTCGCCGCCAACACCGTTGAATGTTATCGCGGCATTTATAGTCACGCCATTTGTAGTTACTGTTTTTCCGGTGGTGGTCGATGAAAAAGTTATCGCGCCAGTGCTGGACCAGATTGTCCCGGCTGCCAGCAACATTGACCCACGAATATTTAGCGTTGGGGATGTGCCTGTGGCGAACGTCACCGTTCCGGCGGATACGGTGATGTCGAGGCCCGCCAACGCGCCCGTCATCGTGACGGTGTAGGTGCCTGCCTGATCAAAGAACACATTGTCGGCAACGGTGGGGACAGAGAAGCCGCTACTTCCACCAGACGTGTCGGACCAGTTAGTGGTCGATGTTGTATTCCATGTTCCGGTGCCGCCTACCCAGTACCTGTCGGCCATTAAAGGTCCTCCGGTAACGGCGCGCTTACAATTGCAATCCAGTTATCGCGGCGCTGCTCCTTGAAAGCGTTTATTGCGGCGTCGGTCATGTCGTGGTTTTCAGGCAAGTGTAAAGCGTCTCTAAAAATCCCATATGCAGTAGAGTATTCAAACTCAATTTTGATCATGCTACGCCTGCGTGGTTACCGCGACGACATCCCAAAAGGATTCGTCTGAATTGTAAACGCATCCGACGTAAGTCACTTTGCTTGCGGTAGTCGTAGTCGGGAGGGTTACGCCGATGGCCCTGAATGACCCGGAGCCTGCTACGGTCCAAGTCAGAAGTCGTGGCGTGCCGTCATCTTTGAGCCGAAATAGAAGTTTGTCGCCGTTGAGAGGGGTTCCGCCGGTTGCCGCATTTATAGTGAGCCCAGCGGCCAACGCCGTAAACACGTAAACATCAGCCGTTGCGATGCTTGGCGTGACTGAAGACGCCGACGCCGTAGACGATACGCGCGGGTCGATTCTCTTAGCTGACAGCGTTTGCGTGTCGGTTGTTCCGACTATGGCCCCCGTCGGCGCAGGCAGTTCTCCAACGATCCCGGCGTTATCGTACAGAATGCGCCCGGTCGTGCCGTTGACGATGGGGCTCGTGCCGATAGTAATATCACCGCCGCCGCCGCCGGCCTGCGTGATTGTTAGGCCGCTGCCGGAAAGAGATAGCCCGCTCACAGGCTCACGCTCCCCGACTGGATAATAGTTGCCGTCGCGGAACCCCCGCCGCTATTCAGCAGAACACGAACATAGCGGGGCGTGAAAGCGTAGTTAGTCTGTTGCGCCGTGGTAGCCCCGACGACAGCGGTGTCGGCGCTGTCAATCCACGTCATGCTGGCCGCGGTTGTGGGGTTCGTCGGGTCGTTGGGGTCATCCAACGACTGCTGAAGGGTGTAGTTGACCGTCCCGTTGACGTTAATCTGAACAGCAACGGCTGGAAGTGCCCACGGGTCCAGCATAACCCACGGTGAGCCGCCGACGCCGTTGGTGCCGATGGTGACGTTACCCGCCAGCGCCGCGCTGTTGGTGACGGAGGTGACCGTGTAGAAGTCGAGGTCAGTGTAGGTCGACGTGTTGTTGACGCCGGTCACGGCCTCGCTGAGCACGTCGCCGGCCCTGTTCGTCCCCGTCACCGTGAAGGTGACGCCCGTCTCGTTGGCGGTCGTGGTGATCAGAACGCGCCGGGGGGCTCCCAGCTGGGCTACGCCGCCCGAGACGAGGGCGCCGTTCAGCGTGAAGGTGGCGGCGGGGTTCTGGGCCTGCGCGATGCCGTCGGCATCGGCGGACGCCAGCGGACCTGCGGTGACAGTAATCGGGCGCATCTACAGGGCTCCTAGCATTTCACGTCCCACTTCTTCAGCGCAAGGTTGATGCGGCTGTTCGGATCGTGGGCGGTTTTGGGGGACGTCAGCTTCTCCTTCATCCCGCACATGCGGGAGCGGAAGCTGTCGCGGCGCGCGGCGGACGCCGGGCTGCTCTTGGCCTGCTCCGCGGTGACGGGAGGCTTGATGTTGTAGCCGATGGCGCGCAGAGACGCCCGGCCGGTGGCGTTCAAGCCGCCCGACGGATCCTTGCCTTCGCGACGCTGCCATGCCGGGTTACGGGCCATGTGTCCCTCGGAAAAAGAGGCGGGGGCCGAGGCCCCCGCCATCGGCATCAGCAGCCCTTGACCTTATGGCCCGTGGGCGGAGTGCCCGAGGCCGCAGAGGAGAGCGGGTTCATGTTGGAACCCGCTCGGCCGCCGCTCTTGCGCGGCTTGCGCCCGGCATGCATGGCGGCTGCCTTGCCGGACATCTTGACGGTCTTGCCCCCGCGCTTGCGCTCCCGGGCCGCCGACAGGATCGGTTCGGCGTCGGCGGTACGCGACGGCGGGCTGACGTCGGCGGTGACCACGCCGCCGCTCTTACGATGACGAGCCTTCATGGCTTGCTCCTTACGTCGGGTTGACGGCGATGCCGGTGGTGGCTGCCGTAGCGGCGGCACCATCGACGTAGATCTGGCCCCGAGAGGTGGCGTCGGTGCCGAACTCGGTGATGCCGACGAGGGTGCAGTCCTTCATCAGCAGCAGGCCGCCAGCCGAGGCCGGGAGCGTCGCGAGGGCGCTCATGGTCGTCGAGGTGGAGGCCACGTTGTTGATGAACGTGCAGCGGTCGAACTTCTGCCAGCGGTCGATGCCGGCAGCGGCCGCCACGATGATGCCCAGAGGCGTCGTGGCGCTCGTCTGGAAGACGAAGTTGCACTCCCTGAACGTGTTCCGCGTGGTGCCGCCCGAGAACTGCAGGGTGGCATTCGCCACCGTGCGCGCCACGGTATCGAGGCCGAGTTCGCAGCCGTCGAAGGTGTGCTCGCCGGTGCCGCTGATCAGCAGCGAACGGCTGGTGGTCGCCTGCGCCGAAGCCGCGTCGCCCGCGCCACCGAACTGGACGTTCGAGTAGTAGTTGCGGCCGCCGCTGTCGGTCCACGCGATCTGGCTGGCACCGCCGGTCGAGAAACCGTTGTACACCGAGAAGTTCGCGAAGATGCACCCCGAGGCCGACACCGTCACGAAGTTGCCCGACCCGAAGGTCGCCATCGTGTAGGTTCCCGACGGAGGGGCGATGCGTGCGCGCTGGCTGACCATGGTCGGGGCGCACATGCCAACGATGTGGCACGCGTCCTTCGCCCAGACGAGCGTGCCGGCGGTAGCCGCCGGCGTCAGGACCTGCGCGTTTGCCAGCGACAGGCGCTGGGTGGAGGCTGTCGTGCCGTCGCTGACGATCACGGCCACGTCGTTCTGGCCGGCCGTCATCTTGTACTGCGCTCCGTAGAGCGTCTGGAGGGGGCTGTCCGCCGATCCGGTGTTGCCGTCGCTTCCGTTGACGTAGTCGACGAAGTAGACGTTGCCGGTGGTCAGAGGAAGACCGGACATCCCCATGGTGGGGATGCCGGCGACTTCCAGCCCGCTCAGGTGAGTGATACCCATCAGGCACCCCCCGTTACTTTGAAACAAGCCATTAGCTGTTCCTTTCGTCAGAAGTAGAGGAAGAGAGTTCCGTGTGCCGTTCAAGATACCGAATGGCACTCGTCAAGATTTCGGGGCTGTCTTTCATCTTGCCGATGGCGGTATTGCAGTCGAAACAGAGAAGTCCGCGCACCTTGCCGGTAGCGTGGTCGTGGTCGACCGCGAGAGCCTTCACCTTGCCATTACGCTTGTGCGTTTCCGGCTGCTTGCAGATGGCGCAAGCACCATCCTGAGCGGCGAGCATCAGCTCGTAGTCTTCCAGCGAAAGCCCGAAAGAAGCCCGCAACGAGCGGGCCTTCTCCAGACGCGGCGACGCACGGCGATAGGCACGGTGATACGCAAGCTTGCCTTCACGTGTCGTATGGTCGAATTCGCCGCCGATGCCGTTGAAGAGCGTCAAGTTCTCGTAACGGCAATCCGAAGGATCGCCGTTCTTGAACCGGACGCGCCTCTCGGGCCACCTGCCAGTCACGTAGAACCAAGCCAGACGACTATCGGTGATGTCGATGTTGTCTAGACGAATGCAGCGGTTCT